CACCCAGATCAGCCATAACATCACCGATCAGCAGCGCATCGCATACGATATGCTATCGCCGGTGGTGGATGAATGCCATGGCCAGCTCTACATGATCAGGGGCACCGAGGCGCATGTGGGCAAGTCCGGACAGAACGAGGAGGCGCTGGCTGAGATGCTGGACGCCATCCCGGATGACTCCGGCAACTATGCCCGCTGGGACTTGTGGGCCGAGGTTGGCGCCGGGCTGGTCCACTTCACGCATCACATCGGCACCACCGGGCGCACGCACTACGAGTCATCGGCGGTGATGGCCGAACTCGGCGAAGCCTACGCCGAGGCCGGGCGCTGGCAGAATCGCGCGCCGAATGTGGTCGTGCGCAGCCACCGGCACCGGCACATCGAAGTCCGGGTGCCGACATCGACAGGCTACGGGATATCGTTTGTGACCGCCGGCTGGCAACTGCAGACGCCGTTTGTCTGGCGCATGCCGGGCGGCCGGTCGAGCCTGCCACAGATCGGCGGCTCACTCATCCGGCAGGGCGACCATGAGCTGTACACGCGGCATTGGGTAAAGGACATTGGCCGCTCGAAGGCGGTGAAGATATGACGCACCCGCCGGTGATACGAGAGGACGAATGGCGCGCAGAGATTGACTCACTGCGGCGCACCGGCTACGAGAGCCGGACGAAGCAATGGACGCCGGAGATGGACGCCGCACTCATCGCCGCACGCACGCCGGATGCCGATGGCAAGGTGGTACTGTGGGAGGATCTGGCGCGGTGGTTCAAGGCGCGGTATGGCATCAAGAGCAAAGAGTCATTGAAGAAGCGGCAGCGGGAATTGCAGGAAAGTGGCATGGCATAGGGAGATGTGCCGCAGTTGCGGACAAGGAGGCCGGTGGAAGCCGGAGGAATGTGACGTTGGATAGGTGACGTTTGAATGATTGGCAATACCAAGAAGAGCGTAACAGCCGAGGAAAGGCGATACAAGGCATTTGAGCTAAAACGGATCGGTAAAACTTACCGGGATATCGGCAAAGAGCTTGGATGCAGCAGGACGCAAGCGCAGCGCGATGTGTTCCGTGTTTTGCGCGAAATGAGACCGCCGCAAGAGAACGTTGATTATCATCGTAACATACTTTTAGGCAGATATGAATATATTCTCGAAAAGCTGTTTCCAAAATTAGAAAGCAAAACGTTAATAGGCGAATCTGCTGTATATGACCGGATACTCAAAACGCTCAATCAGATAGCCGACATCACGGGGGTAAAGGAGAAGCAGGCCAGCCCGGCCGGTGGCGAGATTGACCTCTCCGCATACGCAGACCTGTTAGAGCAGGCCGATTCGCAATGATCTACGCGCCGATCAAGCCGCCTATCGTGCTGCGCGGATTGACGCCAATACAGCGTCAATATCACCACGACACGCAGCACCGGTTTTTTGTGCTTCCACCCGGACGCAGGAGCCGGAAAACACTTATATCTATGCGCAAGGTGCAGTATGCGGCTATGCGCACAAAAGGCGGCCGATATTTTCACGGCGCGCCTATCTGGAGCCAGGCAAAAGATATTTTTTGGGAGCGGCTTAAACGCAATACAAGGCCATTCTGGGCAAAAGAGCCAAGCGAGTCTGACCTTGCTGTGTTTCTAAAAAACGGATCCGAGATCCACGTCGAGGGCCTCGACAAAGCCGAGCGCGTGGAGGGCCAGCCGTGGAATGGCTGCCACATTACCGAGTTTCCCAACACCAAGCCGGATGCCTGGCCGGCGCACATTCGCCCGGTGCTCTCTGATACGCTGGGTTTTGCGATACTGGACGGTGTGCCGGAGGGCCGGAATCATTTCTACGATTTGGCGCTATACGCCTGCAATGGCATAATTCCAGAGACGGCGCCATTTGACGGCGCATTTGCAGATAACGGCGATTGGTGTTACTATCACTGGTTTTCTTCTGATGTTCTTACTGCGTCAGAGATTGATGAAGCGAGGCGCAACCTTGACGAGCGCACTTTTAGGCAAGAATACGAGGGGCAATTCCTGTCATACGAAGGGGTGCTGTACTACAACTTTGACCGGCAGCGCAACGTCAATGAATCGATGGCAAAGTACGACGCCACAAGGCCCTTGTTTCTCTCCACCGATTTCAACAAGACTCCGATGGTCTGGCTGGTCGGTCAGCTTGACGGACGCACGGGCTGCATCGTCGATGAGGTTGAAATATCATATAACGCAAAAACGCAGGCGACCGCACAGCTATTCTGTGAGCGCTACAGAGGACATTCTGCAAAAACCGTCTATGTGACCGGCGATGCGTCAGGACAACACGAGAGCATCCGGGATTATACTTCCGACTATCTTATCGCCGAGGAGGTGCTCAAGGCTAATGGTTGGCGAGTCGTGTTTGATGTTCCGGCCGCAAACCCTAATGTCAATAACAGGGTTAATCTGGTATGTAGTTTGCTGCATACGATTACGGGAGCTGTGCGGCTGTACATAAATCCGGCATGCGCCAGGCTTATCAATGACCTTGAGCGCAACACATCGGACGGCAAGGGCGGCAAGGATAAAAAAGACCCGTACCAGACGCACGCATCTGACTGTATGGACTATTTGACGTGGAAGTGGTTCTCTAACGAATTTTACCATAACGGGATTATACAGCAATGAGCAGCCTTGATGTAGTCCATCAGCTTAATTACAGCAAGATATACAATTCAGACATGCAAGAGCGTATCCTGTGCGCGCAGCAGCGCGATTGCTATTATGATCAAGACAATGCCGCCATACAATACATGCTGCGCAAGGATCTATCGCCGTTTTTTGACGTCTCGGATCTCAACGCGCTTAACCTGCTTACCGTAGATTCGTTTATCTACGCATTTCTCGAAAAACTCTGCAATGTCTATGATCGCCCGCCTGTGTTCCAGTTTGCTGATGGCGTCAACCAGACCGCAAAAGATAGATTCTCCGCGCTCATGGAAGAGGTCAGGATCCACCAGGTAATGCAGGAGACCTTTCTGCGATGCCGGCTGCATAATACCGTGCTTGCAACCGTGAAATGGTCAAAACAGCTCGACCGGCTGTTTGTCGAAAATGGATACAATATTGGCAATACTATGGTAGTAGAGCATCCTGAATATATGTACGACGCCTCCCTTGTGGCCTACGAAACATTGGCGTGGGACAATAAGCCGCGCTGGATTGTTTGGGACCGGGAGAATGGCGAACACTTCGCCACAGACGGCGCGCCCAAATGGGACGCGCAGAGCCGCACGGTCACATCCGATAAAATACCGATCCCTCCGTCAAGCAATGTCGCGGCGCCGAAGGTCTGGCCGTGGACGGTATATCATTATAAGCTGCAAAATGACTTTTGGGGAAACGGGCTGGATGGCCTACTGCAGCTTGCGCGCTCGATCAATGTGCTATTGACCGTACTTAATGACGACAGTATCCGGGAGACCATCCGGCTATTGATTTTATCGTTTGCTCCGGCCGGCACCCAGGGCGAAAAAGGACAACTTAAAAGCGGCCTCACGCATCCGATTTACCCAGAATCCCGCGTTGGCAACACCACCCCACCCCAGGCACAGGTTGTATCGGCTGACCTCTACACCGAGCAGATTATAGCGCTCATCGAAAAGCTAACAGAGATCATTTCGAGCCTGCATAACATACCGAATCCGTTAAAATCGCAACTGACCGACAACCTGGCCGGGGTGACGCTGCGCATGAAAAACGAGCCGCTGTTGCAGCAGTGGGAAAAAGACCAGGGCGTTATGCGGCCATACGACAAAGAGCTTGTGCGCCGCATAGTGGAGGTGAATAACTTTTATCGCCCAAACAACAAGATCGACGCGGCAGCCCTTGACGAAATGACCATTGTCTACTCTGATCCGTCTATAGTGACCGACGAAAAAGCCGAGCTCGAGGTTGAGCAAATCAAATGGAGCGCCGGCCTATCTACTCCGGTCGCTTACATGCAGTCAAAAAACCCTAATATGACCGCGCAAGAAGCAGAGCAGCGCATCACGGATAACCTCGAGCTCTACAACGAGTTGATGGGAATGAAGGTGCAAGTTATGGTCCCTGGCGCAGATAATAACTTGAACGGAGATCGCGAGCAGGACGAGGAAACCGATGAAGATAAATGAGTTAATTACCCAGGAGCTTTCCGACACGCACACCCATCAAGCCAGATGGCAGTCCCTCGTAAAACAGATCATTCTCGAGGAGGGCCCGGCCAACAAAGAGCGTATCATGGAGCGTATTTCCGCAGAAGCCGAGCGCATTGGTGGCCGGCTGGTTCGGCGTTCGGTTGGTCTTGGCATGCAATGGCTGGCCGAGGGCAAGCGGTGATCCAGTTAAAATTCAACCTGCGCAACTTCCTTGCCCGAGAGGGCCATACCTTAATCAAGAGCTATCAGCGCTTGATGCAGGTCAAACAGGGCATATCGCTTGACCCCGCTCCACACAATGCGGCGGCTACCATCAAGCGCAAGGGCAAGGATCACTGGATGGTTGATACCGGCAAACTAAAGCGCAGTGGGTTTAAAATGTTTGCATGGCCGATGCGCCTCAAGGTGTATGCCTCTACCGATATCCACACGCGCGGCAAAAAGCGGGATGTCAGCTACGAGGACTTGTTTCTTTGGCACAATCAGGGGCACATTGGCAAGAGATATTCCGGCATATTCAACAAGTTCCCGGCCGGGTCACGCTTTCCGGAGAGACTGAGCACTGAGGTCTACAGGCAGATGCGGCCACAGCTCGAAAAAGCGTTCACCCGTAGAATCAAGGCAAAGTGATGGCGAAAATCAAAAAGACGGTCGAACGGGCCGGCCAGTACGTCTATAAGCACAGCAAGATATTGCTTGACATTGAGGTGGTCATATCTACCTTGATGACTGAGGCGCAATATCTGGTTGACCAGCTTGAGCTCGAGTATAAAAAGATGGTCGCTACCGGCGCTCAAGCCCGGTCTGCGCGGGCTGCTGTCATTGCGCAAGTGCGGGACGGGACCGGTATTATGCAGGCATGGGTAAACAAGCAAAACAGGATCATTAATGAGCTAACCAAAAGCATGGTGGCCGCGCCCGTGACCGATGCAGTGGCGCGCGGCAAAAGCCATTGGGTGCTCGGCGCGGTCAAAACCTCGCACTGCCCGGACTGCCTGCATATGGCAGAGATCAGCGAGGCCGACGGGCCAAAGACTATCGCCGCGTGGCGCAAGTACGGCGTAGGGCTGCCCCGAGAGGGCAAGACGCAATGCTCTTACGGATGCCGGTGCATGCTTCTACCAGCAGAAGCCAAACAGGAGGCGGCGTAATCTGTGGCAAGCGTTTTGCATACATATCGATGCAGATGCGAGGGGCACATGCCCGACGGTTCGCCTTGCCGCAAGACATTTTTCACCATCCAGACACTCAAGGGCGAAACGCTGCATAAATGCCCGCGCTGTGGTCACATGAATCATTTTTATTTTGCGCATATTGGCGGCCACCAGTATATCAATGGTGAGCGCGCCGAGCGATTCGAGACGCAAGAAGTATAAAGATTAATTAACATATTCAGAGTCCCACGAGGGCCATATTCCCGTCAAGGAGTATGGCTTTTTTTATTGCAGCTAACGAAAAAAGGAATAATCCAGATGGATGTAAAAGAGATTTTGGCCAAGATCAGGGCCGCAGCGGGGGAAGAAATCGCCCCAAAGATTGACGGGCTTCTTGGAAACATAGAGGCCGAGTTTACCAACATCACTGACGACCTCAAAGCCGCCAACGCGGAGTCCAAGGAGCGCAAGCTCAAGATTCGCGAGCTCACCGGGCAACTGGAAGAGGCCGGCGAAAAGGTCAAGGAGTACGAGGGCAAAGTCAACGATCCGGCGCTCAAACAGGAGTTTGATGCGCTCAAACAATTCAAGGCCGATGTCCTGAAGGGCCGCCGCGATTCATTCGCCGGCGAGTTCGCCAAAATCATCAAACACCCGAACTTTGAAAAAGCAAAAGAGCAGTTCAAGCTCCCAAAGCCGACCGAGGCGGGCGAGTATGATTTTTCAAAATCTGCTGATGCCGACATTGAGCACAATCTGGCCAAGATGGCCGAATACCAGAAGATTGGATTTTTCGGCGAAGAACAGCCAGCAGGCGGCACGGGGTTTAACCTCCCGCGCAATCAGGGGGGCGAGCAGCCGCCGACGATCAAATCGGCGCAGGATCTCCAGGCGTACATTGCCAAGCAACTGGCAACATACAAGTAAGGAGTCATTATCATGGCTGGTATCAAAGCAACCGATCTTCAGTATGTCCTCAACACCACGCCGATGAACACCTATTTTCAGGCGTTTGGGCTGGACACTACTTTCCTCGATCTTATGGGCGGCCTGCAGCCTGGCCCTGCCCGCATCCAGATCCCCCTCCATTATGCCGGAAACGCCACCGCCGGATCGTTCGCAGAATCCGCAGACCTCAAAACTGCCGGCACCCAGGCGCGCCGCGTGTTCACCCTGTCCTACAAGCGGGTGTATGCGACTTTCGGAGTCGATGGTCTGCAGGAAGCCATCGCCAAGGCGGGCGGCGTGACCAATATCACCGATCTCGTGCAGGCCGAAGCGCTCGGCTCCATTCGCGATATTCTCGACGAGATCAACACCCAGATGCTTTCCGATGGCACCGGCAATAGCTCGGCTGACATCGACGGCATTCTCTACCACATCGACGACGACAACACCTGGTGCTCCGTCGCCCGCAGTGGCACGAGCTATACCCAGGCGTATATGTCCGGGAATAGCGGTACAGACCGCGACCTCTCTGAGGATCTGATGCGCGGTGTTCACAACGTGCTGGTCAATACCCGCAAAAGCAACTATACTCACATCCTGACCAGCTACACCGTGGCCGACGCCTACGAAGCCCTGATGGGCGACCGCCTGCGCCTGGTCAATGTCCCGGTCGGAGACCTGACCGTGCAGGGCCTTGCGTTCAAGGGCCGCCCGGTGCTGACCATCCCCGGATTTGAAACCAACTCGATGTGCTTCATCAAAAAGGGCGATTGGGCTGCCTACTTCCTGCCCCAGGTATCGCTTGACAGCTATGGCCGCCAGATTCAGGGGCCGTTCAAGGTCGAGCCGTACTATGCCGGCACCGACGACAGCACTTTCATCGTCGTCGCCTACGTCCAGCTCGTTTGCAAGAACCCCTGGCAGCAGGCCGGCCTGGTGGACGTGCAGTAGATCAATAGTAACTCACCCTGTGGGGAGGGCGCCGCTGCCCTCCCCGGCTTTAAGGAGATTCCAAAATGAGCTACAAGACCAGAATCAACAATCTTGCCCCTGTTGCCAAAAAGATCAGCATGGGCAACCTGCTTGATGCTGTTTGCGGCGTTCTCCGGGGCGATGAAGTTCTCACCTCCGAAACCACCCTCTCTATCGGCACCAGCTCCAAGAAGGCGCTCAAGGTTGGCGCGGTCACTGGCTGGATCAATGGTGTTTATTTTGCAGCCAATGCGCAAGAAAAAGCATTCACCGCGACAGATCACGACGTTGCAAAAGACAAATGGGCGACCTATCGCATCTCTATTGTCGCCAACGGAACCGTGACCATTACCATGAGCGCATCGACCTACGCCACCCGCGCGCTGGCCATCGCTGCGCTGCCGGCGTGCCCGGCCGCAAACGTTGACCTCGGATACATTATCGTCCATGCAGACGGAGCGCTATTCGACGCCACCACCACCGACCTTGATGCCACAACGGTCGATGTTGAGTACATGGCCGCGACCAACTACGTCATCGACTTCGATTAACCTCTAAAAAGGAAGGCCCAAAGTCATGGGAAAGTATTTTCAGCTTTTCGGCATGGTGGAATCCAAAGAGATGGATGACTACTACGCCAACATGAAGCCGGCGCAGCGCCAGGCAGAAATCGACAAGCTGGTAGGCAGCGCAAACACTATCGGCATCTATTCGCCTGAATCGTTCCCGGTTGAATTTGCCGGCGAGATCATTACCATTGAAGCCGGATGGCACCAGTACAGCGCCGGGTTTGCGGTTTGGGCGCTGCAGAAGTACGGCAAGGGGTCTAAATACGGACAGACGTATCGCACCGTTGACGGCAGGATGGTAGAAAACCCCGAGCTGTTGGACGATAACCCGGCCGGAGACGAAGCTCCGCAGCGTCGCACCCGGACAAAGGCTGAGACTGAATAATGTCCATCGTTAATTATCACTTCGGCTATCCTGGGGCGCTATCTGTTCCTGGATATGCATCAGCTGAAAACCTCAAGATGTCGTCCGGGGTCTCCACCCCGGACGGCTATCTCTTGCCGCGCAGCTACACGGTAAACTCAATCGCAGTCACATGGTCGGCGGCAAGTGTTGGTGACTCTGTTATGGTCGATGTTATGAGCGGCGCGGTGCAGCTTGAAAGTTTAATTATATTAGCCGCCGACGAAGATACAAAATACAAAACAGCAAGCCCGGCATATACTCTTGGGTCAGGCGCCTATCTGAATGTTATTTGCTATGGCGTGCTTGAGAACACCATCACCGATCTTAATGTCGTGCTTGAGCTGTCCACGTCCGGGGCCGCAGGGGATCCGGATGACGTTTTGCCAAATATATCCATCGGAACATCTGACCTGCAGACGGTTAAGCCCAATATAACGCAATACCTGAAAGATGGCGAGTACGATTTTGATGATATCGTGCTCAATCAAAAGCGGGAATTATACGGACTGATAAAAGCCGCAGAACGGGTAAACTTCCCGAGCTATACCAACGCAGAGCTTGACACGCTATTGGCTACGATCCGCGATTACCCGAAAGAGGGTAATTTGGCCAACCGGCTCAAAAATATGGTGGTGGGTTGGATATTGATGGACAACAGGCTGTACGACGAAGCGGGGTACTATATCACCCACGCCAAAAGCATCCCGCTGCAATATTACATCGATGACGACGCAAGTCAAACAGCAGAGAGCGCAGAAATGTCCTATACCTATGCGCCGAGGTTTGGGCGATGAATTTTACATTGATACATGACACGCTGCGCGCCGCAATCAGGGCGGCAAATTTCAGGTTTTGGGAGCCGCAAGACTGGTATGATCTCGAGGTGGGCAAACTCCCGGAAGCGGCTATGCAGGATGGATTTACTATCCGGTTCGTCAGTCAAGAGCAAAGCGATCTGGGCAGCGATTCACTGGCCAGGCTAACGCTTGAAATAGAGTTCGCCCTTGGCAGCCGCAAGGGATATTATGCGACCAAGATGGGCGAAGCACAGACGGCTATCCGCGCGCTGCGCGGCGTGCTGCTTCCGGAGGGCGTCTCAAATATCGATGATCAGTTGTGGCCAAACTTCCAGTGCAATTATATTGGCGAGATTGTGGCAATGACATTTACCATCAGTTTTATTATTGACTCAAATTAAGGAGTATTACAATGGCTGACGCAACACCGAGGACTCTTGACAAAACCAACGTCATGATCGGGCGTGTCGCGACCATCTCGGTGGGCGACGGCACGGACCTCAAGCTGAGTATTTCCGGCCTGCAGCAAGAAGGAGTCATAATCATCAATGACGAGGTAAAAGAGATCAATACCCAGCTCGAGGACTATACCGACCACGTTGAGGTCTTGGCGCGAAAAACAACCGTCGAGTTTATTTTTTCTGAAATAGACGATGCCGACCTTGACTTGATCAACGGCGCGACGATCAATGAGATTGAAGTCAAAACGTCCACTGGCGGGGCAAACAGCACGGGAATGGTTTTCAACATGGCCACCTGCGACTCAATGAAGGCGTTCGTTGATGGCCTCAAGACGCATGTGATCGCCACCAAGACATCGACAGGCAAAACACTGAACTATACCATCACTGACAACGCGGCAGCGTAGGAGCGTAGAAAATGGCTGATGTAGCTGTAAGGCCACTGTCAAAAAACAAAGTATTCTCCGGGCGGCTGGTATCTATCGCGGTTTATGATGATTCCGTTCCCGTCAAGTTTACCACCCTGAACATTACCACCCTTGCCGGCGAGACCGTGACCGCGACCGAGGAGGTCGTGGACTCTACTGTTGAGCTCGAGGATGGCACTGAAATCACAGAAAAAGCCGGCCGGCGGGTCACTGCCGAGGCGACCATTTCCGAGGTTTCCACTGACGACATGGCGCTGATCAACGCAGCGACCAAGATCGTATTTACCACCGCTACCGGCGGCACCGGGTCCGGCATGACGTTCACTATCGACGATCCTGATGTGATTTATTGCCAGCTCGAAGGGCTCAAAACCAAGATCACGGCCAAAAAGAGCACCGTCACCCCGACCCTCCCGTATGTGATTGCGGCGGTGTAATCCGTGGCGAATCCAAAAACAACATTCGAGTTTGACGGCGATATCAAAAAGGTTCTCGCCAAACTTGACGAGCTTGACGCCAAGATAGCAATGACCGGCAAGAAAAGCGGTGCGGCTGGCAGCGATATGCTGTCCGGCTTTGAGGGCGCGGTGGCCGGCATTGCAAAAGTAACGGCCGCCCTCGGTGCCGCATATGCGGCGCTATCTACGGCGGGCAAGGCGATAGGCACGGCAGCCGAGTTTGAGCAGTTACAGACTCGGCTTGAAAATATGTACGGGTCAGTAGAAAAGGGCCGCGAAGCGTTCCAGAAATTTCAGGAGGTCGCAGCCACCACACCGTACAGCCTGCAGGGTGTGGTAGAGGCCGGCGCGTCGCTTAAGGCGTTCGGAGTGGATGCCGAAAAGATGATCAAGCCGGTATCAGACCTGGCGGCATTCATGGGCGTCGATGTAGTTGAGGCGGCTCAGGCGTTTGGGCGGGCAATGGCGGGTGGTGCAGGGGCCGCCGATATTTTGCGAGAGCGCGGAATCCTGCAGCTTGTAAAATCATTCAAGGGCATCGACGACCTGACCAAGCTTACCCTGCCGCAATTCCGCAAGGCCCTCATTGAGACCATTCAGGATCCAGCGGCCGGCATCGTAGGCGCTACCGATAAGATGAGCAAGACGTTTAAAGGCGCCTACTCAAATATGTTTGACGCGGTTGATCAGCTGGCCAACGTGATGGGGAAAAAACTATTGCCGGCGGCCACATCAGTCATGCAAAGCATCTCGGGGATGGTCTCTGGTCTATTGCCGAAGCAGTCCGCACTCCTGCGCGAAAACAGCATTGAGTTTAACGCCTTGGCTTCAATGATCACCGATGTCAATACCGCTCAAGAGGTGCGCGCCCAGGCCATCACAGACATGCAGGCCAAATATGGCAGCTATATCGGCAACATCAATCTTGAAAAAACAAGTTTCGAGGATCTGCAAAGAGCCATAGCTGCCGCCAATGCGGAATTTGAGAAAAAGATCAAGATTCAGGCCGCTGAAGAAATATTATCCGCACAAATGGAAAAGCAGGTTGCCGCGCAAAAAAAGCTCTATGAGATGGAGCTTGATTATCGCAAAAGGCTCGCGACTAACGATTTTAGCGTTACCAATCAGGGCGGCGCCTACACGCCATCAGAATATATGAAGCAGGCAATGGAACAGGCGATAGGCGCGCAAGAGAAAAGACTTAAAGAGCTGGCCGCAGAATACAAGAACTTGTATGCCGTCATGGTTGATGGCGCAGGGATAGCCGCCGACTACAATAAAAAAGCCGCCGATGCCGTCACGGACGCCGTCACGCCAGACCCCACAAAGACCAAAAACGGAGGAGCGAATGCCGGCAAAGCTGCAGCAGAGGCATATATTGAATCGTTCCGCGCGGCGGTCGCATCCGGATCCGTGTCTCCAAGGCTGGCAAACGATGTCGAGGAGTGGTACAAAAAACTTCAAATTGAGCAGCTAAAAATAGCGCGTGGGTTTGAGCTTATTGGCGCGCAAAGCGCTCCAGAGGCCGGCGACGGCGTTAAGAAGATGGCCGACGAAACCACTGAAAACCTCAAGCAGATGCAAGACCAACTTGAGAATATTGTGGGCAATCTTGCCAGGGCGGGCGTGGCCGGCGAGAACATGGGCGAAGCGCTTAAAAAGACGCTGCAAGAATTGATTATCAAGGCTACTACGCTTGCGGCTGTTTTTGGCTTACTGCAACTGATCCCGGGCGGCTCGGCTTTTGCTGGCGGGTTTGGAGCGTTTCTCGGCAAGGGCATGGGATTGGGCGCGCTGCTGAGTCCGGCGTCTGGCGGTGCGGCATCCAGTGGAGCATCCGCACTGCAGAGCCAAAAGCCAATTATCGTAGAGGTTACCGGCGCGCTCGAGGGGCAAAAATTTGTTACTACCACCATCAGGCAGAACGAGGCCCGCCTGGGCGGGAGGGTGTTTTGAGCGTGTACGTAGTCATGGAGAAGATCACGCAGAGCGGCACCCGCAACGGGCTGCCGGTTCTGGCAGTGACGTCCAGACACAACATCACGCACTGCCTGACCTATGTCAGCAGCATCGATGATTTCATAGGTCTTGACGGAGACTTTGTTATTCCTGACTTTGAGTTCCGCGTAGACAACACTATAAACGGAGAGTATTTTCCGAACTATCCGGCATGCCGCAATTTCCAGGCATACTATGACAGCTACATCAAGGGCGACCGGGTGCATATTGACGTGCATTACGTGACCGCCACAAGCAATATATCAATATTTTACGGCGCACTGGAATCTGTGATACCGTCGATCAACTTTGAGACCGCAGAGCTGACGTTTCGCGCTACCCATATTATAAAGCGGGCACTGACAGAGCTCACCATGAGCTACTTGATCAGCAAGGATCCATATGCTGGAGACCGGCGCGGCTCGGTGTGGGAAAAATACTTTGATGTGGCCAACCTGCTACCGACCGAGTACGGACTAAACCAGACCATCGACTATTCTGGTCTGCCGGACTATTTGACCACAACCGGAGCGGGCAGCAAAAAGAACTACCAGCTATTGCGCATTCACAAAGCGAATCTCGAAAAGTATGATACGCAGCTTGATTTTTTGGGCGATTTCCTGCGGGCGATGTCATCTGTTATTGTCTGGCACAATAACAAGTTTAGCTGCTATTCTATTGGCAGCGTATGGACGGCCAACGCAACGGTTGCGCTTGATGCAGTATTAACCGAAATCAGCAGGTCTGAGCCGTGGGAGGATCACGCCGAAGATGTGACTGTTGATGCAGGCGACACCAAATTGAGCTACAAGGATTTTAAAAATAAGGTGGGCGACTACGGAGACGGCCGCCGGGTATATACATCGATTGAGCAGAGGAAGAAGATCATTGGGCTGCGCAGCAAAATGCAGAACAGCAACAGCTCGAGGGTAATTAGCGCGGCGATGGTAGAGGACTTGCGGATGCCAACCATGTATTATAGCAAGATATCCGGCCAGTACAGAGGAGACCACAAATATACAATCTTGTTGGCTGACATTATCATGCCATACCTGGCGGCTATTAATTACTCGCATTGGTGTTTGCACCGCGTCAAGCTGGACGTAGAGGCCGAGGGGCTTGGCTATTATCCCGGGCGGCAATACTCTATTTCAGGAACAGCCTATAAATGCACGCGAACAGACAAAGACCTTGAAAACGAAACAACCAAACTTACACTGGTGGGCGCATGAGCAGTTATTGGGGAACCGGTAACCCCGTAATAAGCCTAATGGACAGGACCGCCGGATATTCTCGCAATATCACATTGGGCACTCCTGAAAAGGGTGGACGAGAATTCTACTGGGAGCTTGTCGCTGACCCAAAGACCAATCCGCTTACTCGCATTTATATGCCGCGCCGATTCGGGTTTCGCGCCGTGCTGCGGTTGTCGTATTCCGGCGCCATCTCTGAGACCGTTGAGGATCTGGTCGAAATTGCCAACAGCAAGCTGCAGATCAAGGTTGCGCCCTATTCCAGCGTGCCGGCACTTAATTTTCTGGCAGCAGTGACCGGCTTTAAGACGTCACACAAGGATGGCTATGTCAACTATGATGCCGCAGAGATTATCTTCACCGGTCTTGAGCTCAAAGAGAATATCCCGAACTTTGATATTTATTACACAGTATCCCGCAACAAGTCTATCATTGCCACAACTTAACGGAGCTTGAGCGATGGCGGTAAGATTTTCATGGACAGTGCAAGAGGCCGACGGCGACGCCGTAGTGGGCGCAAATGTAGACCTGTATTATTCCGGCGGCGCCAAATATGCCGACATGACCGATAATGGCGATGGATCGTACTACTGCTCCGTTGCCGTCTCCGGCAAGTATGACGTTTATATTGGCGGCACATTGCAGGACGAGGCAACCGGAATATGGATCACCGCCGATGACATGCCGACGGCCGCAAGTCTTGCCGCCAAAGCCGACAAGGTGAGCGGTGCGACAAACAATAATCTTGCCTCGCTTGACACTAACGGCAATCTGCTTGACTCAGGATATGATCAGTCCGATTTTTTGCAGGCCAGTCACGCCAACGCCAACGGAGCGGGCGGTTCAGCGACGCCAGCGACAAACAAGGTACACAATGCGGCGGCTGTCGGATTAACGGACTCTGGCGGCCTGTTTACGGCCACAGACGTAGAGGCGGCGCTGGCAGAGATCAAGACGCTGATCGGGACAATGGATCTGTCGACCGGCTCGTTTATATCGGACATGACAAGCATCACAAACGCCCTGCTTGCGCTTAATAATCAGCTATACGATATGTATTTGAGGGGCGGGGATGCTGTTACATCGTCTTCAAATTCTTTCAAGCAGCATTATATTTTCACTCTTGCGGGAAATACTGGGGCAAGTGGCGATCTTGGTATGGGACAAATCGCCGCCGCAGCAGAGGGGTTTTATCCTCTCAGGGATGGCTATATTTCAGGCGTTTCTGTCGCGTGGGAGGCCCAAAGCATGTCCGGGACAACGATTGATTTTAAGCACTATCCGGGCGGGGCGACAATAATCTCCGTAGCTGAGGCAGATGCGGCTGCCCTTTGTAAAAGAGAGGTGTTTACAAGCCAGGATCATATTGTTACGTCTCTTGGCAATCAGAGTGTATCCTATACAAGATCTGCGGGAAGCGGAACGCTGACTGATGTTATTTTATTGCTTGAAGTAACCTACGGGTTGGCCAGCGAATGAGACTAACAAAAGACCAACTATTCAAACCGTATAACACGGGATCAGGATCGACATCCACAACCGTAGCCGTCGCCGCCGATGCCGAGGATGTGGCCATTGCCGACGCCGGAAGCCTGATCACTGCCACAGATGTCGAGGGCGCGCTACAAGAGCTTGCGGGAAATATCGCCGCCATACCGTCGGTTGCCAATCACGTCAATGCAGACGGCGCGGGAGGCACCAACGAGCCAGCGACAAACAAGGTACATAATGCCTCAGCCATTGAGCTTGCCGACGCTGGATCGCTCTATACAGCCGCAGACGTGGAGGCCGGGCTTGCCGAGGCGATGACGGTACACAATGCGCACAAAAACGCAGATGGCGCGGGCGGGTCCAGCGCTCCGGCGACAAACATGGCGCACAATGCCGCAGCCGTTGGCATCGCAGATGCTGGATCGCTGTTCACAGCCGCAAATGTTGAGGCCGCGCTGCAGGAAGAGGCAGCCAAGCGCATACAGAGCAAACACTTTTTTTCGTATGCCGCCGACGAGTTCCCGATGCAGCAGTGCTGGTATAGAAACCACAGCTGCGACAATACCAAGTCAACGTCAGATTCAACGCCCATTACTATCGCCACCATAAACACTACAAACGGAACATTCGGCGGGGTGTCATATGACGGATACATAACTCTGAGTTATGTGCCATACCGCACAACGCTGTTCTCGCCCACCACCGGAGAAGAGTGGGCGATGATGGATCTTGAGTATCAGGACGGAGGAGCAGAGCCGAGCAGAACCGGAGACTATACGCTGCGCTGCAAAATTATCGGCGGGGTATATGCGGACAAAAAGCTCTACTACGTCGTTGATTATGGCGCAGAAGGCAGTCTTACTGTCGGAGACAAGGTATTGCTCTATAATCCGCATTATTCGGCCTGCGGGTGGGATTTCCTGAACAGCGGCAGCTATCTATTTACCTATGCCGGATCCGGCTGGCGCTCAAAGTATGTCTACCCGGGCGGCGTGTTCAAGCACTCTGACGGCACATACCGCATGATCATCAACGGGGTGAACTCGAGCACCAACGTAGTCAGTATTGGCGCGGCCTCGTCTCCTGATCTTGTAACATGGACGGTATTGAACTCTGACGCCGCCTATTTTACCCCGTCCGGGTCTGCCGGCTGGCGGCATACGTCCATCGCGACCGGCAGTGGGTTATATTATCTTGACTACGAGCAACGGTATTATCTTGTATGCAACGGCAAGGACTCGTCCGGACGCGCTACGCTGGGATGGATAAAGTTTGATGAGAACTTTGCGAACATTGAATACGCCACAGACGAGCCAATAACAAGAACCGCTGCCTACGACCATTGGTATCCGAGTGTGTGTAAATATGGCGGCCGGTGGATTTTGACTTATACATTAGACGATGCCCCGGTTGATATAGGCAACTGGGTATGGAAACAAGCATATGCTAATCGCCCGGAGGGGCCATACGGAACACCGTCTGACGTGTTCGGCGCAAGCGACTGGGTGGCAATGCAGGCCAATGATGGACTATTCTGCAGCTCGCACTTTACCGACATCATGCCGTTTATCTGGCGCGGTCGCATGTATGCCCTCTGCTTTGGGTGTTCGCAGTGGAATGCAAGCGGTAATCGGGCAAACGCCCTGATGGGGCTATTGTACTGGAACGAGCGGGAAGGGACGCCGCGATGGGATATCGACCCGCGCAGCCCAATATTTTTTAATGCCGTCTATGCGTCAACGAATTTGTGGGGATCAAATTATACTTGGCAAAACGATCACCTTGGCGGCAGGATCTGTTTATATCAGGAAAATCAATATACTTACTTTTTCTTCAGCGGGGCCTCTGGCACGGATTCATACCGCGTAATGGGGCGCAGACTGCAACTATCATGAGGGCTATACCAATGAAACGCTTTACTTTTATTACGCTCGCGCTGCTCTGCGCTATTGCGTTGCAAGCACAGACCGTGCAGGACCGCCCAAATCATGCCGGCAAAGCGGGATTTTTTGAAACGGCATTCTGCCCGCAGTGGGTAGACACCACGACAGCGGCCCAGGTGTTGACCGATACGCTGTTTTTTGTCGGAGGAGATTCCACTATTCGCTCGGCGCTGTTCCGGAATTGGCCGTATTTTGCTGGTGTCCTTGAGGTTATCGAAGACGATAGCCTGGTTTTAAGCGCGCTGCAGGTCTGGACCGTACCGGTAAACGACACGTCGAAAGCAGTTTATTCGAAGACGCTGCTTTTCTCCCCGCAGGTCGGCGGCACAGCCGATAGCTCAATTTCCGCGCCAGGCAAATACGCCGTTGATTTTGCGGACGGAGGGAGCTGGCATCCGATGCTCTACGTGCAGCTGCGCGCCGTCCCTGGCACAGACAATAAGGTGCTTGCTGGCAACAAGCTCGTTATGCGCCTGCAGGGATATTCGACTAAATAACCCATAACCGCCGCGAGGACTGATTGTATGGAGCAGACGCTGGCATCGGCGTTAATCGGAGGGGCAACAGTGTTGATCGGTAAAATAGTCTGGGACTGGCTTACCGGCAAGAAGCGCGGCGGTGAGGACGAGGCCAAGCACGCGGGCGACTGTGCGCGACTGGTGACACTGGAGAAGCAATTTCACGACGCGCACCTGAGTTTAGCGCAGGACGTGACCGCGCTCAAGGGCGATGTGGCAGTCATCAGAA